GCGCTGAAGAAATTATGGAAGCGCAACGCTCTGGCAAGTTTATTTATGATATGTCAAAAAGATAGTTGACAAAGCTTACATCATAAGTAAAACTATAGCATATACACAAACATAAAGTGTGTATGCTTTTAACAAAGCACTAGCCACAACAAAGAACTACCTCAACATATAGGCCCAGCGCAGATAGGGCGGCCACCCTTGAAGCATAGCTGACTACCCTAACATGAAGAGCCTCTTTAGTGGATATCGTGTTAATCGTAAACGCCATATCTATAAGGAGAATTAACTATGGCTATTACTTCCGCATCAGGAGGTTTCGACGGTAACTGGAGTCCAGTAATCTACTCGAAACAGGCACAGATTGCTCTACGTAAATCTGCTGTCACAAACGCAATCACAAACAACTCTTACTTTGGTGAGATCGCAAACCAAGGTGACGTTGTGCGTATTCAAAAAGAACCAGACGTAACTGTTAACGCTCTTGAGCGTCACACAGCTATCTCTGTTGAGAAGTTGAACGACGAAGACTTCTCTCTAACAATCGACAAAGCTAACTACTTCGCATTCAAAATGGATGACATCGAAGATCAGTTTGCAAACGTTGATTACGTTAGCCTAGCTGCTGATCGTGCAGCATATAAAATGGCTGACGCGATGGACGCAGACGTATTGTCTTACTTGTCAGGTCACACAACAGCGGGTGTATTGATCTCATCAACATCTGGTGACGCACAGCACGACACTGCTGGCAACCTAACAGGCGAGTTCCTAACTGCGAACCACCTAACTATTGGTGATATCGGTCACATCACAACTGCTGACTCAGGCGGTACAGGTGACTCTATCCCACTAGCAGCACGTCTACCGGGTGCGACATCTTTGTCAACTACAACAACTTCACCTTTGACTGTTGTTGCACGTATGGCACGTCAGATGGACGTTGCAAACGTTGACTCACGTGGTCGCTGGCTTGTTGTTGATCCAGTCTTTATGGAAATCCTAAAAGACGAAGACAGCCGCGTATTGCAAGCTGACTGGGGTGGAACTGGCCTAATGAATGGCTTGATTTTGAACAACCTACACGGCTTCCGTGTTTATGTTTCAAACAACCTACCATCAGCAGGTACAGGCGCAGGTACTTCAGGTACAACTGGTCAAGATGACAACTACGGTGTTATCGTAGCTGGTCAGGACGAAGCAGTAGCTTCAGCGGAGCAGATCAACAAAGTTGAGAACTACCGTGACCCTGATTCATTCGCTGATATCGTTCGTGGTATGCACCTATATGGTCGCAAGATTCTACGTCCAGAAGCACTAGTAACAGCACGTTACAACGCTGCTTAATTAGCATAAACTTTGGGGCTGGTCAAGTACTGGCCCCCTTGTGCTTTAACAAGAGGATATTCTCATGGCAATTACTACAGCAATGTGTAACAGCTTTAAACAAGAACTGCTGAAAGGTGAGCATGATTTAGACAACCACACATTGAAGGTTGCCTTGATTAAGGATACACCATCAGGAACTTATGGTGCTGCTACAACAAACTATTCTGACGTTACAGGTAACTCTGATGAAGCGTCAGGTACTAACTACTCTGCAGGTGGTCAATCACTAGATAGCCCTACTGTTAGTCTTTCTGGTGGCGTGGCTTACGTTGACTTTGCAGATGAAGTATTTAGCAACTTAACTATTTCTGCTGATGGTGCTATTATCTACAACAGTAGTGCTAGTAACAAAGCTATTGCAGTCTTTGATTTTGGCAGTACCGTGACATCAACATCTGGTGACTTCACTATTGTATTCCCAACCAATGACTCTTCTAGCGCAGTAATACGTATTAGCTAAAACTAAGGTATAAACAATGGCATTAATTATTAAGGATCGTGTCAAGGAGACCACTACCACTACAGGTACAGGTGCTGTATCTCTAGGAGGAGCCTCTGCGGCATTTGACTCATTTCAAAGTGTTATGTCAAATGGTGACACAACCTTTTATGCCATTGTGCATACTGCTTCAAACATTGATGAATGGGAAGTAGGACTAGGTACGTGGAACACAGGTAACACCCTAACACGTACAACCGTCTATGCTGGCTCAAATGGTACTTCTGCTGTTAACTTTAGCAGTGGTGACAAAGACATATTTATGACATACCCTGCAAGCAAAGCTGTTGTAGCAGGTGAGGATGTCACGTTTGCAGACATAACAGTCACAGGCACCGTTGATGGCGTAGACATTGCAACTAACATCCCATCCACGCTTGGTACAGCAGGTCAGGTACTCACCGTCAACTCTGGTGGAACGGCTGGCGAGTGGGCAGATGCTGCTGCTGGTGGTGGTGCTGATCTTTATGCTGTAGAAACTACAGGTTCTACTGATCCAAGTGCAGGTGGCACTTTAAGTATAGCCATTGGCAGTGATGCTAATGCCTTCGGTAGTGACAGTGTTGCTATTGGAACTGAAACAGCAGCAGGAAATTATAGTGTTGCTGTTGGTAAGTCTGCACTAAGTCAGGCTACCTCGACAGGTTTATATAACACAGCAGTTGGGTGGAACTCTTCTATTTTTCTTACAACTGGTGATGACAATAGTGCTTTTGGACGTAATGCACTTCAAGGCAGCTCCCTTGACAAGCTGACGGGTTCTGGAAAC